TTAGAAATTTACGGTGCTGACATATCATTATGATTGATAATAATAAGTTACTTAGTAAAAATCAAGTAAGTAGAGGTAGGAATATAGTAACTATTAAAAGAAATCTTATTAAGATTAACAATTTACTCAAAGAGAGACTTGTTCTTACTAAAGTAAGGCAAGGAATTATGATGCAAGAAGAGGAAAATAGAATCAGAAGACAGAGGGAGGATGATCTAGAAAGTCTTGAACCAATAAGAAAAATAGAGGATGATAAACCCAAAGATGATAAGAAGAATTCAGGATTATTAGCTGCTCTTGCCACACTAGGTTTATTATTCTTGCCGGGTTTAAAAAAATTATTGAATTTTCTTAATGGCATAAAAGATCGTGTTGGGAATATGGCAAAATTATTGCTAAAAGCAATGACATCTTTTAAGGATGAAGCATTTGCATTTTTAAATAAAGTCAATCTGACAAACTTTGATAAAGATAAGATACAAACTACTTTTGCTCAGTTTGAGAAGGATTTAAAAAATTATGTTACCACTCTCATAGTAGCTGGTGTAGCAAACCTTGCACTCTCAGTCTCTGGTAATTTAAAGGGAATCAATATTCAAAATCTTATCAGAAGAGGAAGAAAAACAAAAGTAGATGATGTTTTAGATGATGTGCCAGTCGGAGAGGATGCAGTTCCTTTTGAGTTTGGTACCTTTATAAAAAAACCAAAAGGGGTTGAAATTTTTGATTTCGCAAACTTTTTAAGAAGAACAAGAGTAAAAACTCCAGTCAGAAAAAGACCAAGAGTAACTGTTGGCAAAGACCTATTGAAAGTGAGTAAACTTGAGAAGAAGTTGGATAGAGAAAGTATGGAGGTGTTTGAAAATTTTTATAATTTTATAAAAAAATCAGACACTTTTAAAACAAAGGGGTTGTCTAAAAAAGATCCATTATACAATAATACAATATTTGAATTAAAAGTGGCAAGAAGTGCATTTAATACCATGGCTACGAATTATAATATTCAAATGAATAAAGCAACAGGTGCTCTTAAAGGTGTCTTTGTTAAATATATTAAAAATTTTGATGATATGGCTGACATTATTCAAGATATAATTGATAATATTTCAAAGCCGAATAATACAAAAAGTATTGAGGAGTTACTTAGACCAATTAACTTTAATAAACTTAACAAGTCAACAAATTTTATTGAAGATGTTTTAGAGCAATTAGGTAAATCAAGAGTAATAAAGAAAAAGTATCAAATCGAAAATCCAACTTATAAAGATTTAATGAATCAGCAGAGATTTCCTAACAAATATCTGGGTGGTCTTGCTACCCTTGGAACATATAAATTAGGTGAGCAAGGCCCTGAGTTTATTATTGACGCAGACTCCACTCTAGCAATTGAGAATACTGCACCCGGATTCTTAAATGCCTTGAATAAAGCAGAGGGTTTTCAATCGATTGATGTTCTAAGAAATTATGCATCTTATGAGGGTGCACATCTTCAATCAGCCTCATTCTTTCCAGTTTTCATTCCAACTCCAAGTAATCAAAAATCTCAAGTCATGCTTGCCATGAGTGGTGGAGATGGGTCGAGACAAACAATTTTTTCTAAAATACATGATAAGAGGTAGATATGGCAAAATTAAATCAAGGCATAACTATAGATTCATTTAACACATTTGTAAAAAAATTAGAGATAACATCAAATGATGATGGTAGTAAATCAGAAAATTTAATTGATGCGAATCCCGTCGCATTTAAATACACTGAACATCTTTTTAGAGATTCAATTGAGGCTGAAATTATATTTAAAGATACTGGTGGAAAATATAATGGTAAATCATTAGTTGAAGGATTACCAGTTGTCGGAACTGAAGATGTAACTTTATCCTTTAAAGATTCGCATGATAATATCCTTAAATTGGACATGGTTGTAAATAAAGTTTCAACTCCTGAAAGTAACACACAAACTGAGACCGTTATATTATCTCTGACATCTGAAGAATTTATTCGTAATCATCAAGAGAGTGCAATAGTAAATTTAAGATATGATGGTAGAATATCAGATACTGTTAAAAGTATTTTACGTAGTAATTTAAAATCAAATACAATCGGTGAGATACAAGAGACATCAAATAACTATAATTTTATTGGTAATCGTAATAAACCTTTATATATTTTAAAATGGTTAGCGAAAAAATCATTCTCAGGAAAAGATGGAAAGTCTGGAAAGACAGCTGGATTTATTTTTTATCAAAATAAAGATGGTTATAATTTTAGATCATTAGATTCATTATTTGCTCAATCACCAAGAGAGAAATTTATTTACAATGAAACACCAGAGGGTGTCTCAGTATCATCTGAAATGCAAGATGTAAAAATAACCAAATTTAAAATTGACAATACTCTAACTGCAAATCGTAAATTATCAATGGGTGCTTTTAACACAAAATTGATATTGTTTGATCCTTTCAATTGTGAGTTTGAGGAGGTAGTTCAAAAGGCAGAAGAGTCAGATTTAGAATTAGCTGCAAAAAAATTACCTAAGTTAAACAAAAAATTTACAGATGTCCCAACAAGAACAACCTATGTTTTAAAAGATACAGGCACCTTACCAACTGGTGATGTGGATGAACAACTTAAATTAAGTGATAAAGAAATTTTTGAACCTGCAAAAATATTAAATCAAGCATCAAGAAGATATAATCAACTTGCATTATATGAGATTGAAATTGAAATCGGTTTGGATTTATCATATAAAGTTGGAGACACAGTGAGTATTGATAATAAATCACTTAATCAACAAGATGACGGAGCTCGCAACAAAATGGTTGGTGGAAAATATTTGGTGATGAGATTAACTCATACACTCATAGGTAAAAACACGACAACAAAACTAGGTTTAGTGAGAGACTCAATTGGTAGAAAACCATCAAAAACAAATAGCATACTTGATAGCATTGCGTGATCAATCGTGTTATAATGAATAAATACAAACGTAGGATCAAATTAAGCAAATGAAATCAATCGAAGACCACATTCAAAAAGACAAGGAGATCCTTG